CTACGGAGAACCTGCGCAGAGTTTGCGCGAGTTGTTGGAAGCCTGCGCGAGTTTGGGCAATATGTCCGAAAATACCCGGAACAACAAATAAATATACGGTCAAAAAGGAAAAACCATCATGGCGAAAGAGAAAATGACCTTAGAACAGCAGGCCAACAAGCTGTTAGAACAGGCAGAAGCGTCGGGCGTTAAGAGTAATTTCTTTTTTGCAACGACATTCAAGCGTTATCAGGTGCAGATGCAGATCATGACGGAGCTTGAAGCGGCGATGCAGGAAGAAGGCCCGCTTGTTGCAAAGGAATATGTCAAGGGCAGGAAGAACCTTGTTGCTAATCCGGCAATCACGGAATACAACAAAACAGCGACGGCGGCAAATGGAACCGTTGCGACATTGATCAATATCCTTAAGCAGCTGTCCGACGGCGATGCCGGAAAGACTAAGCTGCAGGAGCTGATGTCCGCGCTGAATGAGTGATCACAACTATATTTTTGAATACTATCAGGCAATCAAAGACGGGACGGTCGCGGCGGGGCGCTGGATCTTGGCGGCCTATGAAATGATAATCAAGGGCCTTGAGGAAAAACGCTTTTTCTATAATCCGAAAAAGGCGCGGGCCGTGATCACGTTTATAGAAGCATTTTGCCACCACCACGAAGGGCCGCTTGCGCCGGGCCTGATAAAGTTGGAGCTATGGCAAAAGGCTTTCCTGTCTTGCGTGTTTGGTATCTTAGATGAAAACGGCTCCCGGCAGTTTCGCGAGGTCGTTTTGGTCGTTGGCCGTAAGAACGGGAAAACGCTGTTGGATGCCGGTATCGCCGAATATATGACTTTCCTCGACGGCGAATACGGCGCGCGCGTCTATTTCACGGCGCCAAAGCTGAAACAGGCGGGGCTTGCGTTTGATGCTTTTTACCAGATGATCACACAGGAGCCGGAGCTGAACGCGATGAGCAAAAAGCGCCGGACTGATATCTATATAGAATCCACTAACACGACCGCGGAACCGCTTGCATTTAACGCGAAAAAATCCGATGGTTTAAACCCGTCCTTTTGCTCTTGCGATGAGATCGCCAGCTGGCAAGGGCAGGCAGGCCTTAAGCAATACGAAGTTATAAAATCCGCATTAGGCGCCCGGCGTCAGCCGTTAATATTGTCGATCACGACAGCGGGGTACGAAAACGGAGGCATATACGATGAACTAATAAAGCGTTGTACCCGCGTGTTATTAGGTGATAGCCGCGAAACCAGGCTTTTGCCCATGCTCTACATGATCGATGATGTTGGGCGATGGGATGATATTAACGAGCTGCGCAAGAGCAATCCCAACATGGGCGTATCTGTCAGCGTTGATTACCTTTTGGAAGAGATCGCCATAGCAGAGGGCAGCTTATCAAAACGCGCAGAATTCATTTGCAAGTACGGCTGTGTAAAGCAGAACGCCTCACAGGCGTGGCTATCAACAACGGATGTTGAGAAATGCGCCGGCCCGGCGCTGTCCATTGAGGATTTCCGCGGCTCTTATTGCGTGGGCGGTATCGACCTTTCACAGACGACCGACCTGACATCCTGTTGCGTTGTGATCGAAAAGGGCGGCAAGAATTACATCTTTTCGCATTTCTTCCTGCCGGCCGAACGTATCGACGACGCAATCGAGCGGGATGGCGTCCCCTATCGCCTGTATATGCAGGCCGGTTGGATGAGTGCCAGCGGCGAAAATTATGTTGATTATAAGGATTGTTTCGAATGGTTCCGGCGCTTGGTCGAGGAATTTGAAATCTATCCTTTGCAGATAGGTTATGACCGGTATAGCGCGCAGTACTTGGTGCAGGATATGAGCGCTTACGGCTTTCACATGGATGACGTATTCCAGGGCACGAACCTGACGCCCGTCATACAGGAGACAGAGGGCCTTATCCGGGACGGCGCCATTAATATCGGCGATAACCAATTATTAAAAATGCATATGTTAGATAGCGCTTTAAAGGTTGACGCCGCAACAGGGCGCCGGAAGCTGATAAAGCTGAACAGGGAGTGCCATATAGATGGTATGGCGGCCTTGCTGGATGCGATGTGCGTTAAACAGAAATGGTATGGGCAATATGGCGAACAGCTACGAAATGAGGACTAATTAACCATGGGATTATTTGACAAAATTTTCCGGCCGGACAAAAACAAAGAGGCAGCGCAGGCGTTGCGCAACGCGCACAATTATTTTGAAACGCTGACAGCGTACCGCCCTGTATTCCGCGATTGGCACGGGGAGATATATGAAAGCGAATTAGTTCGGGCGGCGATTGATGCCCGTGCCCGCCATATTTCCAAGTTGGCGGTTGAGATCCAGGGCGCGGCCCAGCCGTCTTTGCGGGCCAAACTTAGACAGGGGCCGAATCAATGGCAGACTTGGTCGCAGTTTCTTTACAGGCTTTCAACGGTTCTCGATATCCACAATACTGCCTTTGTAACGCCGGTCTTTGACGCGGATCTAAATACAACGGGCTATTTTGTTGTAATCCCGCGGGAGTGCGAAATCAGGGAATACAACGGGGAACCGTGGCTGGTGTATAAATTCCGGCACGGGGAGCGGGCCGCGGTGGAGATGCGGCGCGTTGCTGTTCTTACAAAGTTTCAACATCTTGATGATTTTTATGGGAGCGATAACGCCGCGCTGGATGATACAATGCAGCTTTTGAACGTCCAGCGGCAGGGAATTGAGGAATACACGAAGAACAGCGCAACTTATAGATTTATGGCACAGGTTGCCAATTTCACAAAGACAGAGGATCTTGCGAAAGAGCGCCGGCGCTTTTCTGAGGAAAATCTTGCCCGTGAAGCTGAGGCGGGCGGCCTGCTGTTGTTCCCGAACACGTATACAAACATTCAGCAGATCAAACAGAACAGTTTCAGCGTTGACGCCGATCAGATGAAACTCATTCAGACGAATGTATACAATTATTTCGGGGTAAATGAAGACGTTATTCAGAACCGGGCAACGGGTGACGCGTGGTCGGCTTTCTATGAGGGGGCGGTCGAGCCGTTTTCCATCCAGTTTAGCGAGGCCCTGACAAAGGCTATCTTTACAGAACGGGAACGCGCCCAGGGGGCGTTGGTAATGGCCACGGCTAATCGTTTACAGTATATGAGCAACGCCGACAAATTAAACGTTTCGGCGCAGATGGCCGACCGCGGCATTATGACAATCAACGAGATCCGGGAAATTTGGAACCTTGCGCCGGTTGAGGGCGGGGACGTGAGAATCGCCCGCGGTGAATATAAGTTAGCAGAGGAAGGAGAGGACAATGGCGGAACAGAAAGCGAGAATTAACCGCTATTTCGGATGTGAAGTAAGAGCAGAGGAAAACGAGGAACGCGGAAAATATATTACAGGACAGCCCATTGTATTCGGCGCGACCTACGACAACGGCGTTTTTATCGAAACGATCGAAAAGGGCGCGCTTGATGATGCGGATCTAAAAGATGTTCGGCTCTTGGTCAATCACGACCTTAGTATGATTCCGCTTGCGAGATCCAGAAACAATAACGACAATTCGACAATGAAGCTGGAAACGGTCGAGGACGGCCTGACCATCCGGGCCAATCTGGACACGGATAACAACGCAACGGCCGAAGCGCTTTATAGTGCGGTAAGCCGCGGCGATATTTCCGGGATGTCCTTTTGTTTCACGGTCAAAGCGGAAGAATGGACGGATCTTGACACCGACATTCCCGTTAGACATATCACCGGCATTGATAAGGTATTCGAGGTTAGCGCCGTAACAATGCCGGCGTACGAGGCAACGACAATCGAGGCCCGCGCGGCTGATGTGCAGACGCTGGAGAGCGCCCGCACGGCACTGGAGAGCGCAAAAGCGGCAGAGGCAGAAAAGGTTGAAGCCCGAAAAACGGAACTTATTGACAGACTGAAGAAAATCATGGGGGATGCTTAACCATGACCAAAGAAGAAATTAAGGCCTTGACAGAATTCCAGGTCGAGGCGCGCGCTGCCGCCCTTACGGAAGTCGCAAAGGCAGACAATCCAGACCTTGAGGCTATCGAGGCGGAAACCCTTGCCCTTGAAGAACGCCGGGCGCAGCTTATCGAACAGCGCAAGGCAGACGCCGCGGCGGTGGCCGCCGGTGCCGGCGAGGTAATTGAAAAGAGAGAGGAAAAGAAACGAATGAAGACCATCGAGGAGATCAGAGCTTCCAGAGAATACGAGGAAGCGTACGCTAATTATATTAAGACCGGCAGCGATCGAGAGATCAGAACGCTTGTGACCGATGTCCAGGGCCAGGGCGGAGAGAACAAAGTGCCGGTTCCGACCTATCTGGAAAACAAGATCGAAGCCAGCTGGAACGAAAGCCGTCTTTGGTCTGCTGTCCGGCGTAAAGTAAACGTGAAAGGTATTATGCGCGTACCTGTCGAGTATGACGCAACTCCTGCTACTGTTCACAACGAAGCCGGCGCAAGACCTGAAGAAGAGAGCATTACTTTTAAGGCAGTCTACATTCAGCCGAAGATGATCAAGAAGTGGATTCAGATCACGGATGAAGTGCTTTCTCTTTCCGGCCGTGAGTTTCTCGATTATATCTATGATGAGATCGAATATCAGATCGTTCAGGTCGCCGAAAATAATATTGTTGATTGTATCCTTTCCAGCTCGGTCGCGCTGCCCGGAGAAACACCTCTTAGCCGGAGCGTGAATCTTGAAAAGATCACGCCGGCCACCATTTTTGCCGCTCTTTCCGTGCTTGCAGATGGCGCGCGGAGGCCTGTCGCGATCATGTCTAAGTCTATGTTTTACGACTTCATGAACCTGACCGATCTTCAGCAGAGGCCGATTTATAACATCGTATCGGAGAACGGCGCGCCGGCGTATTACATCAATGGTGTCGAGGTTATTTTCGCAGATGTTAACGTCTTTGGTGATAATCAGGGTCTTATTGTTGGCGATCTGGATGGCGTCCTCGTTAACCTTCCCAACGGTGATGCGGTTGATGTTGTTTACGATCCGTACACTAAAGCGCCGGAAGACCTTGTAACAATCACTGGCAAGATGCTGATGGGCGCGGAGGTTGTGAAGAAGGATTATTTTGCTGTCGTGACGTTCACGGCAGGCGATGATGACGGTAACTGATGCGCGTGATCATGACGGCCCCGGCAACGGTGGCGGCCCTTCCCGGCTCGGTCATTGAGTGCGAAAAGGCGCAGGCGGCGGTGCTGATTGCCGCCGGCGTCGCCCGTGCCGGTGAGGATGTGACAAAAGCAAAAGCAAAACCGGCCGCAAAAAAGAAAGCGGCAAAAAAGGATAATTAATCATGCTTGATTTGGTAAAGGTTGCCCTGCGGATCACTTCCACGGCATACGACACGCAGCTGACCCAGCTCATTGCGGCGGCGCTTGCCGACCTTGGTATCACGGATATAAATGCGGCCTTGCTTGTTGCCGACACAGATAAACCGTTGATCAAACAGGCGGTAATGACCTATTGTGCGCTAAACTTTGGAAACCCGGACAATTACGACCGTTTAAAAGCGGCCTACGATGAGCAGAAAGCGCAGCTTTTGATGAGCGCGGATTATACGGAGTATTAAAGATATGTCGATGGAAAACAGCGGGCTTTTACGGCTCTATGCGCTGGAAAACATTGCAGAACGTGGGATGATGCCGGTGGAAAAGTTAGTCTATAGGGGCGCTTGCTTTTATTCCGACCGGATCATCGGGTTTCGCCGGGCTTACGCGGCATATGGTGCAGACCGGCGCGTCGACCGGCTTGTCCGCTGTCATAATCACGCAATCCCGGATGATGTGAAATATGTCATTTTAGAGGATGGCAATCAATACCAGATTGATTTGGTGCAGGTAATCGACGACGGCGCCACGGATCTAACCTTAGTGAGGCTTGAAAATAATTATGATGTCGTTCCAGCAAACGCTTAAAAAGTTATATCTGCCCTTTGTGGAGAGTGAAAGGATCACTTGCCCGGTATCCCATTATAAACGGGTGTCAACTTTTCCGTTTCTTGTTTGGAGTGAAGACGGGGAAAACAACAGTTTTCACGCCGACAACAAAAAGCATAATTTCCTGATTGTCGGGTATGTGGATTATTACACGCGGACGGAGTTTGACGAAACGGTGGACGCCGTGAACGATATCTTAAACGACGAGGGCCTTGCGTGGTCTTTGGCGTCGGTCGATTACGATGAATCTTTAAACCTTATCCATTACCGCTGGCGCTGGGAAGTGATTTAATGGCTAAAATCAAAGTATCCAATGAGGTCGAACTGCTGTTATCAAAACTTGATAGCGGTTCCGGGGAGCTTTGCCGCGCGTCTTTGTATGAGGGCGCGAGAGTGATGGCGGATGCCCTGAAATCTGCTATTGAGGAGCTGCCGACCGATGACCGTGGCATCCATGTTGAGGAAGGGTCTGCCGACCTTTTACGCGGGCCGCGGCAGAGGCAAAAACAAGGCTTACTTGACAGTATGGGCGTTGCGCCGTTTCGGGAGACCAAAGGCGCATGGGAAACGCACCTGGGCTTTGATGGCCGGAACGACCTACAGACCCGCAGATGGCCGGGCGGCCAGCCAAACAGTATGGTAGCGCGCTCGGTCAACGCCGGTACCTATTTTATGCAGGCTAATCCGTTTATTGACAGGGTGAGGCGGCAGGCGGCGAAAGCTGCGCAGGCGGCAATGGAAGAAAAGATAAAAGAACGAATAAGAGAGGAAAGCGAATAAAATGGCGGCTGGAAAAGTTTTAACTGGTTTTTCTAAACCTTATGTCGCGCTTTATAGCGCCGAAGGTACCACTATTACTTATACGTCCGGGCAGCTTCTTGCGCGCGGCGTTGATGTTGCTATCAGCCCTGAGGCGTCCGAAGACAATATTTTTTACGCTGATAATGTAGGGGCTGAGAACGTGTCCGGGATGCTGACCGGCGGTTCCGTAGATCTGACGATTGACGGCCTGCTGACCGCGGCAGAGCGGCTTATTATGGGCCTGCCGGCGGCGGTCGATGGCTGGACCGCATACGATGACGACCAGAAAGTGCCGGATGTGGGCATCGGCTTTATCTGCCGTTATATGTCCGACGGCGTGACGACCTACGTTCCGATTGTGTTGGCAAAGTGCCGGTTCACGCAGATCGAGACCGAAGCGGCCACGCAGGAAGATGAAATTGATTGGCAGACCCAGTCTCTTTCCGCCACGTTTACCCGTTGCGATGACGCTAAGCACAGTTGGAAGTTTGTGGGCGATGATCAGACAACGGAAGCCGCGGCAGAAGCCGTGATTAAGGAAAAATTCGGAATCTGATAGAAGGGAGCGAAAGACTTGAAAATCAATAATAGAGAAGTAATGTTCGCTTATTCCATCGGCGCCCATTGTGATTTTTCTGATTGGGTCGTTACCCACCAGGACAGCTCCGGCGCGCGGGCACAGGTTGTCAAGGCGGTTATGATGCATAAGGCCTATCTGGATCAGACGGGCGAAAAGGTCGAGCCGCTGACGGAAAAAGAGGTGCGCGGCCTGCCGGTTTATGTTCTCAAAGAGATGATCGAAGAGATGAAAGCGGCAGAGGCGCGGGACAGTGAGCGTACGGTGGAAGTTGATGAGGGCGGCGCAAAAAAAGGAAAGGCCGCCACGAAATAGAATTAAATCGATCTTGGTTCATTTATTACGGGCTACATCGGTTTAACATGACAGAACAGGCGGTCTTATCCGCGCCCTATGGGCGCTTTCTGGATTTGATCGCCTGTTTGGCTATTGATGAGGGCGGCGCTAAACAGAAAAAGAAAAAGAAACATTACACTTTTGATGAAGCTTTAGCGCTTTTATGATTTGAGGTTTTTCAAATGGCGGCAGATGTAGGCATTAAAATCCAGCTCGACGGCGAGAAAGAATATAAACAGAGTTTAAAGGAAATCATTTCCCAACAGAAAGAATGGGACGCTGAAATCAAGGCCGTCGAATCCGCTCTGGACAGCGAAACAAGCGCGCAGGATAAAGCGCGAAAAAAGCATGAACTTTTGACTAAATCCATAGGCGAACAGGAAAAGAAAATTTCCTTAATGAAAGATCAGCTGAAAAAGGTTGAAGACGCCTATGGTGAAAATAGCGAACAGGCTAAAAAGCTGCGCACGCAGATTGCGAACGCAACGACCGCGCTGAACAAAATGAAGAGCGCCGCAAAGACTGCCGGTGAAAAGATGGGCAGTCTCGGCAAGTCAATGCAGAGCGCCGGCCAGAAAATGCAAAAGGCCGGGGACGCGATGACCAAAGCTATCTCCGCGCCTTTGGCCGGTGCGGCGGCGGCGTCAATCAAGGCTTGGTACGATGTCGATGAGGCAATGGATCAGGTCGCGACCATGACCGGCGCCACGGGTAAAGCCCTTGAAGACCTTCAGGACGTGGCGCGGAATATCGCAAAGACCATCCCGACAGACTTCAACACGGCGGCGCAGGCGGTTGGAGAGGTCAACACTAAATTCGGCCTTACCGGCGATGCGCTGGAAGACTTATCGACCAACTTTGTCAAGTTTTCTCAAATCACGGGGCAGGATGTAACAAGCGCGGTTGATGGCGTACAAAAAGCCCTTGCGGCCTTTAACCTTGATGCAGATGACGCGCCCGCCCTGATGGACGCGATTGCAAGCGCGGCGCAGAAAACCGGAGTAAAGGTCGACACGTTAGAGGCGTCCCTTGTTAAAAATGCGGCTTCCCTGTCTGCAATGGGCCTCTCGGCAGAGGATGCAACGGTCTTCCTGTCTCAGCTGGAGATGAGCGGCGCCAATGCTAACGTAGTGATGACCGGCTTGCAAAAGGCGATGAGCAACGCCGCGAAAGATGGGAAAACCTTGCCGCAGGCCCTTTCCGAATTCCAGGGCATCATGGGTTCGACCGCGTCCGATACGGACAAGCTAAACGCGGCCATTGACTTATTCGGCGCAAAAGCTGGCCCGACGATCTATCAGGCCTGCAAAAACGGGTCTATTGATTTTGGCAAGTTAGGGGGCGCCGCTTCAGACACTGCCGGAACGGTCGAGAACACGTTCAACGCCATTATCGACCCGGCCGATAAATTCCAGATTGCATTAAACCGCGCCAAAGATGCCGGCAGTAAATTGGGCGGCGCTATTCTGGAAAGAGTTGCGCCCGCTGTTGATTCCCTTTCCGGGTATCTTGAGGACGCGGGCAAATGGTTCGGCGATTTATCTGAAGAGCAACAGGGCTATGTGCTAAAGGCGGGCGGCTTTCTGATCGGAATAGGGCCGGTAACTAAAGGCCTTGGCATGATCACAGAGGGCGCCGGGAAAGCTGTCTCCAAAATCGGCGATCTTGTTACAAAGGCAGACGGCCTTGGCGGCGTGGCCGGGCCTATCGGTTTAGCTGTTGCCGGTATCGCGGCGGCGTCGGTGCTGTTTACAAAGGCCTACAACGACACGTTGGAAGGGAACGAGGCCTTGCAGGAGCTGCTCGGCCTGACAGAGGCGGCAACAACGTCCCTTAATGACGCAACGGGTTCTTTGTCATCTGCCCTTGATGAGAGCAAGGCGGCCATTGATGACGTTGAGGCAAAGGCAACGACGGCGCAGGGCCTGATTGATGAGCTTGAGAAGCTGGATGGACAGGGCGAAAAGACAACGGAATCCATCCGCCGGATGAAAATCATTTGCGGCGAGCTTAACGCGATCTATCCGGGCCTTAACGCGTCTGTCGATGAGAACAGCGGCGCCCTGAAGACCAGCGCCGATGAAATGCGTAAATATGTCACGGAAGCGCGTAAAATGGCGCTTGTCGAGGCATACACAAACGCGTCAAAAGAGATCCTGACAGAGCTTGCAAGCGCTACTATTGCACTAAACCGCGCGCAGAGCGATGCAAAGCCGATAAAGGCCAATTTAAAACAGCTTGAAACCGAATACACAACGGCCCTTAATGCGGCAAATGAGGCGATTGCGCAGGGAACCTATAACGAGGCAGAGCACGGCATAGCGCTGCAGGATGCAGAGGACGCACTTGCAGCTGCACAGAAAGCATATGCGCCGTATGAACAGGCGGTCGCGGATGCGCAGGCAACGGTCGATGAGGCGAACGCAACGCTTGACGCGTGCGAACAGGCACAGAAAGAACTTACTGCCGAACTTGGTGAGAGTGAGACAGCGGCAGAGGGCGCGGAAACCGCCTTTTCCGAACTTGGTGACGCGGAAACAGAGGCGGGAGAGGATGCAGAGGAAACCGCCGGAACGATTAAAAAATCGTACGACGAAATCTATCAGGCGGCATATGAAAAGATAGCAGGCGCGGCGGGTGCTTTCGACAAGCTGGAAGTTGACAGCGAAACTTCCACGGCTTCCATGATCGAAAACCTGAACAGCCAGCTTTCCGCCTATTCGGATTATTCCTCAAATTTGGATACCGTCCTGGCATATTTGTCAAGCTCAACAGACGAAAACGCGGACGCGGTGGCGCAGGCCCTGATCGATATGGGCATGGACGGCGCGGACGAAATGGCGGCCCTTGCTAAAGCCATTGAGGACGGTTCCGCGGATGTTGACACGATCTTACAGACCTTTGGCCAGATCGAGAGCAACAAACAGGCGGCCGCTAAATCTATAGCAGAATTCCAGGGAGAGGTGCAGGGCGGTTTTGATGATACCGCTGACGAAATCGAGGACGCAAGCGACGACGCCGAAGAGGCTGTCAAGGGCTATACAAAATCTATAGAGAGCGCGGCCACAAAGGGCGCCCCGACGGTCAAAAAGGCCGTCACGCAATACGGCAAGGCGTTCGAGATCACGCCCGCAAAGATCCGCAACGAGGGCATGGCGGCAAAGAAGGCCGCGACCGATTACGGGACGGGCATTGAAACGGCCGCGAATGCGAAACGGCCGGCAGTACAGACCGCTTTTGATACGCTGGGCAAATCGACGGCGAAAGCCAAAGAAGCCATTGAGGCAGGGAAACCGGCGGCACAGACGGCGGCGCAGGGTTATGGCGACGCGGTTGTGGCGGGCCTTAACAGCAAGAAACAGGCGGTCACGACGGCGGCCGGGAACATGGTAAGCGGCGCGGCCGGTGCGATGAACCAGAAAAAGGCCGATTTCGTAGCGGCCGGTAAAGCGTTAGGCGGTGGAACTGTTGAGGGTATCAACAGCAAAAAGACGGCCATAGCAAACGCGGCGGCAGGCGGCGCAAGCGCGGCAAAGGGCAAAAAGGCCGATTATACCAGCGCCGGAAATACCCTGGGCAAAGCTGCGGGCGGCGGCGTTGTGTCGGGCTTTAACAGCAAGAAAGAATCGATTGGACAGGCGGTCAGCGGCGGCGCGTCAAAGGTAAGCGGTTATTACGATACCTATAAGAAATCCGGCGGATATCTCGCTGACGGTATTATCTCGGGCCTTAACAGCAAATCGGGCTCGATTAACTGGACGGCGCAGCAGTTAGCGCAGAACGCGGCAAACACCATCAATAAGGCGCTGAAAATCGGTTCCCCGTCTAAAGTCACGACGGAAAGCGGCGAATGGACTGCTATTGGTTTCGCTAATGGTATGCGCAACATGATTCCGCGCGTTACACAGGCGGCGGCAGGGCTTTCCCGCGCGGCAGTACCTGAAGCGGCAACGGGTTCCGGCATTGCGGCGGCAAGAGGCGGCGGAGCTGATGCCATTTATCAGGCGGTAAGGGCGGCCGTATCAGAGGCAACGCCGCAAGTTACCATTACAGAAAAATCGTTTAAGCGCGCGCTGATCGGAATGGGGGTGGCGACGGTATGAGAATCCTTTATACATCATCTGAGGGCGCGGTCTTTGATTTCTCGACGCTCAAACAGGCGCCGTCCCCGCGGCTTACCCGGATCAAAACGGCAGATTTTCATAAATGGGAATATGTGCCGGACGGGGTGGCCATGCAGTACGGGGTGAATGTGGCAAGGTACACAAGGGACGCGGCCCGTTATGAAACGCAGCTTTACATATACGGCACTCCTTCAGAGCGGGAAGCATTCCTCGAGGAATTTCACAACGCCATTATGCACGATATCGCGTTAAATACGCCGGGGACGCTGACCTGGGGGGAATGGCAAATCGGTGCGGTCGTGATCGCGTCCGATACATACCCGCATGAAGATCTTGATCACGTAACGGTCAACGATTTGACCTTTTACTGCCCTAACCCGCGCTGGGTTTTGCCGGAAACATATAAATTTTCAAAGGGCCTTACCGTGCTTGGGAACTACGACAGCAGCAAAGGCGACGGGCACGCGGGCAATGATGGTTTTTTCCCATTTGAATGGGGGTACGGTATTTTGTGGGCGGCGCCAACGGTTCCGAAAACATACGCCCTTGATGTTTCCCATCATGTACCGTCGGATTTCCGGCTGGTGATCAATGGCCCGGCTTCCCGGCCGCGCGTCACGATCGGCGGCAACGTGTACGGCGTGAATTATGTTGTACCGCCCTATAAAAGCATAATCATAGACAGCAAGGCCCACACGGTCATGTTGTCCGATGGTACAAACCTTTTTAATTATCGAGATTTTGCAAACCCGATATTTGAAAAAATAGGGTATGGGAGATTAGATATCTTGAGATCTGAGGATTTCGATTTTGAATTGACCATTTACAAAGAAAGTGATGAGCCGCGATGGAATTTATTATCACAGACGTAAACGGCAGGCAGGTGCAGATGCTGTCGAACTACAATGCGGATTTTGATTTAGCGGGGCAGAAAACTTTTGAGGTGACCTTGCCCGCGGCGCAATATTCCGATGATATGACCTATAATTGCCGGGTATTTGTTGCCGGGACGGAAACCGGCGGATTGATCGGCGACATTTTCACGGATACGGCAAGCGATACAGTTTCATTGATTGGCCTAACGTGGCGTGGCCTGATGACAAAGAAAATCATTAGGCCGCCCGCCGGGGCCGATTATAAGACCGTTTCCGGGGAGCTGAATGCAATCATTAAACAGGTTACCGCCGGAATGTTCGGCAGCCTTTTTAAGGTTACCAGCGCCGGCACAGGGAAAACCATCAGATCCTACAGTTTTGACCGCTATACAACGGTGTTAGACGGCCTTGAAAAGATGCTTAAACAATACGGTTATAGGCTGAAATTTTCCTACAATCCCGGAGAGCCGGGCGGGGCCGGTTGGGTTGAGGTTGGCGCGGTTCCGATCGTTGATAGATCCGGTGAAATCGAACTGTCGCAGGATAACCGGCTGAATTTTACCATTGAGGATGACAGAACGGGCATAAATCATTTAATAGTAGGCGGTACGGGAGAGCTGAGAGACCGGGTGATTGTTGACCTCTATGTCCAGGCGGATGGCACTATCTCACAGACGCCATATTATACGGGCTTGCAGGAAATCGCGGAATTTTATGATTTTCCCGCTTCCAGTGATACCGCCGAACTTATTGCCGCCGGGGAGAAACAGCTTGCCGAAATCTGCAGCAAGAAAACCTTCCGAATGAATGTGGAGCGGCTGGATCTTGATATCGATATCGGGGATATCATCGGCGGCCGTGATCACATTACCGGCCTGACGGTCAAAAAGGCATTGATTAATAAGGTCATTACAATAACTAACGGGCAACAGGCAATAGATTACATAGTAGAGGGGGAATAATAATGGCGTTCGATCCTATTACGGCCAATACGGTCACATTTGGCCATGTTTCCGCGTATGATGCGAGGCGCATGATTTACGCGGCAACGGGCCCTTTCCCGCATAGGTGCGCGATTGATGGCGGGGAAAACTGTTTCCAGGTAACCGGCGGAACTGATGAGATTTTCGAGGAGCCTTTCGCGGCGATTGCACCGGGCGTCCTGTCTTACCATGGTTATATTATCGCCAATGAAACGATTACAACACAGAAACTTGTAAAGGCGGAGAGCGGTAAATACAAAAAGGCCGTTTTGTATTTCACTACCAAAACGACAAGCACGGGGGAGGATCAGGTCGTGCTTAATGTCGATTATACCGGCCCGGCGGATAACCCGAATTCTATTTCGTGGCCGGAGCTGGAAATGCCGGCGAATGATGATTATATCATTACGGATGAGCTGGACAAGGTCTATAATATCCCGATTGCACGTATCTTGATTAATGGCAATACCGTAGAGAGTGTTGAACAGCTCATCCCGGTATGGGATAACAAACAGTTTTACGCGCCCGGAGACAGCGTCAACTTGACCTACAACACTTTTGCCGGCTTTCTCACGTCAGGTAGCAAAGATATACATTTCTTTGTCCCGGTCAGAAAAGATGTTGTAGGCGTGACTGGCGCTACCATTTCCGGCATGTTTACGATCAGGCACTCGGACGGCGGCTACATTGGTTCAGGTAATGGGCAAACGCTTGAGGATCTTGGGAATGTTACTATTACACCTCTTGAAACAGGTGTATATGTGCGGTGCACGCTACCCAACTCAATCACGTTCACGAACAACGCTCCTATTACGGTTGCCGCAAACTATGGCACAAAGCTGACCTTTTATTGATAGAAGGGGGATTATATGCGACAGTTTACAACGCCGACAATCACGGCGCATATTACGCCGAAAGAGCTGCTGACCGGTGCAACAGAGGTTTATATATTTGTCCGGCAGGACGCGACCGGGGAAACCGTAGCGGCAGGGCAGGTATTTGGCGCCGTGATCGACCCGGACGCCGGGACAGTTTCATATACTTTATCGAGGGAAGAAACAAAGGCTTTTTCCGTCGGGACGGCCCTTGTCCAGGTAACCGGCAAGACTAATAATAAATATTGGGCAACAGATATCAAAAAGATCTATGTAAAACGCAATCTTAATTATTGGAACTATGA